CTATGAACCCGGAGCTTCGGTTACATCAGAAGACCTTAATAATAACCAACTCCAATTAATGCGTAAAGCTATGGAGTATAACGAGCAGAAGTTATCTTCTCGTGGTGGTACTATGACAGGTAATCTTCATTTAGGTCAAAATGTTGATATAACTTTTGAAGGTGATACTGATAATGCACATGAAATAACCTTAACAGTAGCAGATCCAACATCGGACAAAATTATTACGTTGCCTGATACCGCAGGTACAGTAGTAACAACTGGAGACACAGGAAGTGTAGCAACTGGAATGATAGCTAACGATGCAGTTACTACAGATAAAATTGCTAATGACAATGTAACTATGGCTAAGTTAGGTAGTGGTGCATTACCTACAGATATAACAGTTGCAAGTGCTAATATTATAAATGGTACAATAGTTACAGAAGATATTGCAAACGATGCTATTACCAATCCTAAAATTGGAGCTGGTGCTATCACTCACGATTTGATAAGTAATGGTGCAGTTACTACAGATAAAATTGCTAATGATGCAGTTACAGATGACAAACTAGATACTAACATTAGAATATCTGGAACTTTTACCGCAGATGGTGCAACAACATTAGCTGATACAGTTTTAGTTCAAGGATCTCAACTTAAAGTACAAGCTGATAACTCAGAATTTGCTGTCAATAATGGGTCTGGAACTAATAAATTTTTAGTAGATAGTGATAATGGAAACACTACAATTGCTGGTACTTTAACTGTAGTTGGTGATACTTCATTAGCTGCTTCATCTATTGGTTCAACTGAAATAGCTTCTAACGCTGTTACAGAATCTAAAATTACAGATGGTAACGTAACAGCAGATAAACTGGCTGCTGACTCAGTAACCTTTTCTAAAATAGGTTGTGAACAAACAACTATTACAAATGATGATACAAAAATTCCAACCTCTGGAGCTGTTGTAGATTATGTTGCAGCACAAATAGCACCTCTTGGTGGTCTTGAAGTTGTTGCAACAGATGCAGCGTTTCCTTATACACAACCAGCTAGTGGTGTAGTTATTTCTATATCAGACGCAGGTGGTGTTGCATTTAATGGGTCAGGTACAAGTACTACAGGTAGAACTGTTACAGGTCCAAATGGAGAAGCTGTACAAACAGTAACTATTAATAATGCTCCATCTAGCTTAAATAATGAAACTTTGGTAGCTGGTGTTGGCTTAATGGTTAGCTCTACAGGATCAGGACAGATATATAATTACCATAAGATACTTGGTAAAGAAGATGATATTAAACAACTTAGTGATGACATAAATGATTTTAATGCTCGTTATCGTATACATGCTGGTGAACCTTCCTCTAATAATGATGATGGAGATTTAGTATTTGATACAAATGCTAATAAAATGAAAGTGTATGATGCTACAGCTGGAGCATGGACAGAAGTAACCTCTACTGGAGACTTTAAATTTTTAGTTCCTGTTGATGCTGGTACAACTACAGCAGCTACATTTGATGGAAATGATACAAGTTTTGACCTTAAAGAAACTACTAATACTGGTAGTGCAGCAAGTGTAACTAATGTTAATCAACTAATTGTTAGTTTAAATGGTGTAATTCAAAAACCTAATACTGGTTCTTATAATGCTAGTGAGGAAGGTTTTTACTTAACAGATGCAGATACTATAAGATTCTGTACTGCACCTGCAACTGGTTCTAGTTGCTTTATTATACAATGTGGTTCTGCTGTAAGTATTCCTACACCGGGAGATGGTACAGTAAGTGCAGTTAAAATTGCAAGTGGTGCAGTAGAAACAGCTAAGATTGCTGATGGTGCAGTAGAAACAGCTAAAATAGCGGATGATGCAGTAAACAATGACAAGTTAGCTAACTCTGTTGTAGCAGAAATAGCGGCTAACACAGCTAAAACAACAAACGCTACACATACTGGTGATGTGACTGGAGCTACGTCCTTGACTATTGCTGCAAACGCAGTTAGTACATCTAAGATTGCAGACGAAGCCGTAACCCTAGCTAAACTAGAACACGGAACTTCTAGTAATGATGGTAAATTTTTACGAGCTAATAATGGTGCAGACCCAACTTTTGAAACAATATCAACTACACCAGCAGATGGAAGTATAACAAGAGCTAAACTATCTAGTGATGTACAAACATCAGTTGCTGGTCGCAACATGATAATAAATGGTGGTTGTAGAATTTCACAGCGTTTACAAAATAGCACAGCAATTATCAATGATACTAACGCTAATAGTGGTAGTCATTGGGTAGCTTTTCCTGTTGACAGATTTATTTGTTGGTCAGTTGGCGGTGGTGCTTTAACAATACAACGTTCAGATGATGTGCCGGCAGGTAAAGGTTTTCAAAATTCATTAATGATGACTTGTTCTACAACAGATACAGACGCATTAAGTCAAAGTTCTACATATTATATTTTACAACATCGAATTGAAGGGTATAACGCAACAAGGCTGTCTATGGGACAAACTGGTGCTAAAAGTTCTACTCTTAGTTTTTGGGTTAAAGCACCTGCTGGTACTTATGGAATTCACATATCTAATCAATTACAAAACAGAGTTTATTTAAAAGAATTTACTGTTAATGCAAACCAAACATGGGAATATAAAACAATAACATTTCCCGGTGATACAACAGGTACTTGGGACAAAACAACAGGTTCTGGTATACAAATTAATTGGAATTTAGCAGGTGGAACAAGTTATCAAGGTACGGCAGACGCATGGAATACAAGTTGGAAATCACATACCTCTAACCAATATAATTTCATGGGTACTGTCAATAACGTATTTAGAATGACAGGTATCCAATATGAAGTTGGAAGTGAAGCTACTGAATTTGAACATAAACTTATATCTCAAGATAATGCTGATTGCCAAAGATATTTTTATAGACATAAAATAACTGATTCTATCGGACCTTATTTTATGCAATATCACCAATCACATAAATTTGTACATGATTGGTTCCCAGTAGAAATGCGAGCAGCTCCAAGTGCAAGTGTTGCTTACAATTCAGGGTCAGGTCATACAAGTTATAAAATAGCACAAAACCATTTTAAAGCATATATGGGATCATCACTTGACGGTAATAGTTATTATATAACTCAAGCATCTTACGCAACAGAATTATGAACAACACAGGAAATTGGACCTATAAATTATTAGGCAAACATACAGCACCAGAATTAGCCGGTAAAGACATTGATTGTATTTTAAGAATAGAAGATAATGTTATTATTCCAAAAGTTAGAGGAAACATGGAGTATGAACAATATTTATTAAGAGTAGAAGCAGGTTACACACCGGAGGCAGCAGATTAATGGCATTAACAAAAATTAAAACGGACGGTATTACTAATGATGCTGTTACTAATGCAAAAATAGCTGACGATGCTATCGACACTCCACAAATAGCTGACGGAGCAGTAGATACAATAAACATAGCAGATCTAAATGTAGATACAGGTAAGATTGCTAGTCAAGCTGTTACTAACGCTAAATTAGCTGGATTATCAGTAGCTACAGCAAATATCATAGACGAAGCAGTAACACTAGCCAAACTAGAACATGGTACATCATCTAACGATGGTAAGTTTTTACGTGCAAACAACGGAGCTGATCCTACGTTTGAGACAGTAAGTACAACACCAGCAGATGGTAGTATTACTCAAGCAAAAGTAAATTTTCCAGTTGCCAATCGAAATTTAATAATTAACGGAGATATGGCAATAGCACAAAGATCTGGAACTAATGTTATAACTATTGGTGGAGGGAAAACATGTACAGATGTAGATAGATTTGGACAATGGACAAAGACTGATGAAGGAAGTTGGAAGTCAGGAGCAAGAGTTGCGGATGCTCCTGCTGATTTTCAATATTCTCGTAAAATAACATCTTTAGCAGCAAACACAGTATCTTCAGGTAGTTATCACACTATTAGATATGCTGTAGAAGGTCTTGATGCTGCACACTTAAATTGTGGTCTTTCTTCTGCTAAAACTGTTACTCTTTCTTTTTGGGTAAAATCTTCTCTTACTGGAACTTTTGGATTAAATTTTACTAACGCTACAAACACTAGAAGTTATCCTACAACATATACTATATCGAGTGCTAACACTTGGGAACAAAAAACTATAACTGTAACTTTAGACACTTCTGGATCTTGGCCGAAAGATACTAGTGTTGGTTTAGAAATTAATTGGCAATTAGCTATAGGTTCGGGTTATATGTCATCAACACTAAATCAATGGCAAGGTAGTTGGGCATTTCCAAATACAGGAACTAATATTTTAGCTACTAATGCTGCAACATTTCAACTTACAGGAGTTCAATTAGAAGTAGGGAGCGTAAAAACTGAGTTTGAACATCGTCACCGCACACAAGAGCTTGCTTTATGTCATAGATATTATTGGAAAATAGATCTTAATACATCTAGACGAGTAAATGGTTATAAAAGACATGACGGTAATTCTTTTTGGGAATTGCAATGTCCAGTTCCTATGAGAGTTGCTCCATCTCCTACGCTTCTTACTAGCGGAACATTTACGAACTTTACTAGCAACTTTAACACTACTCAAAGTGGACCTAATGTTAATGAATGGAACCAACATACAGGTTGGGGTCTATTATATGTTTCTTCAAACTGGAGTTCAACTAGTGTATCAATACCTTCTTGGGAAGGTTACTCAATCGACTTTAATTCAGAATTATGACTTTAGAAAAAATATCAGGCTGTGCTAAAACTTACAAAATTAAAACTGTCGATGGTAAAAAATTTGTTATTAGAATAAATACTGATGATACTCAAACAGGATGTACAGAAGGAACTTATGATTATGAAGAGTATCTTGAATGGGCAAAAACTAATACAGCCGAAACATTTACTATGTAATGGAAATACCCACCATAGTATTACCACCTACACAAAAAATAAAAACGGTAGAAATACCTTTACCTACAGCTGACGTACCTTATTACGTTCCTATGGTTGTACCTCCTAGTGATTTACGAGATGAAAAAGGAGTAAAGCCAAAAGCAACTGAAACTGAGGTTCCAGCAACTCCAAAACTTACTATACCACCCTTACCACCAATACCTATACCTTCGACTGAGGTTTTAGTTACAACTAGCATAGCAGCTGTTACAGCAGTTGCCGCTACAACTTTTACACAGCCGATTATAGAAAATATTAAAAAGAAACTACAAAAATTCCTACAAGGTAAAATTAATAAATGGAAGGAAAACCACCTGAAAAAGAAGAAAAAAAAGGACTGATAGGTAAACTAAAAGATGCTGCTGAAGATAAGGAGCATCAAATAGAAATCTTAGGTACTTTTGTTAGATTAGGTGTAGTTGTCTGGTCTGGGTTTATTATTACTATGAATTACGTAGACATACCGATGGTGAAGAAGTCTGGAAACAGCGATATCACTTTCGTAGCCAGCGTTTTTACGGGAGCTTTGGCTACGTTCGGCTTGACTACTGGTAAAAATGGTGGTACTAAAGGTCCAGTAAACTGCCCAATGAATAAAAAAATTGATAAACCAAAAGTATGAAAAAATGGCTCATACTCTTAGCTCTGTTATCACCCAGCATAGCGAGAGCAAACACGGTGACGCCTTCCTTCACAACAGGGTCGATGCAGTCAACGACAACAACACAACAAACTATAACAGAAGAAATAGTTCACGATATTCAAGGATCAGCCTCTTCCTCATGGAGCGGTACAAATATTACGGTAACTGGTGGAATAGGTACAGACAACGCTACTTATGCACCAACAGCCAACGCAACAGATTGGGATCTACAGATCACAACCAGAGACGCTGGAACTATCGAGACTATAACAATAGATCGGGTAATCGAAACAGATTCAACTACCTCATCTTACTCTATCTTCTCTCAATAGGTACACCTGTACTTGCTGAAGGTGAGGATAACAATGTTAGTAA